AATGATGACGCTGTATCCTTCATCAAAATAATTGATCAGCAATCAGAGGATTGGGATGTGACAATTGAGGCATTCAAATACTTCTTAGAACAAGTAATGATTTTCATTCAAGAAGGTGAAGAAGACGGTGTATTATCATTTGACAATAATGTCAGGCGATTTGTTGAATTAATGAAATTAAAGTATTCAAAACAATGATTAAAACAATCCGCGAACACCTAGAAGAACTGCCTGAACCGTACAGAAGTCAGGCGATTAGTAATGTTGAAAAAAGAGATAACCCTCGTGACAGATTCAATATTAAGGTTGAATCGATAAGTCAAGCCGTCAATAGATCTATGAACTGGGCTTTTACATCAGAAGGGTATGACTATTGGGAAAATGTCTACAACTCACTTAAAAACAAAGGGAAATGAAAATAACAAAATTGATTGTACATATAGGTGCATATTGTGTTGATTGCGAAAAAGATTGGGGCGATCCGAAAACAGCTATCAGAAATTCTAGAAACCATGCTAAAAACACAGGGCATCAGGTTAAGGTGCAAACAACGAATTCAATAACTTATAATCCACGAAAATGAAAAGTTTAAGAGAGCAAATAGAATCAGCAAGAACGCTCATGCTATTAACATCTGGTCAGGTACTTTGCTGGGATGAAAACGATGAACAATTGGGAGAAATACAGTCTATAAACGCTAATAAAACAGATCGTTTTGTATTATCAGAAGTGGTTAAACACGCAAACAAGTTTAGCATATCTAAATGGCGAGAATGGTCGCAAGAACTAACCAAAGAAGAATTTATTAATATCACGGGTCTATGAAAAACAACGAACTACTTATCGCCTTGTGCGGGTATCTGCCGTATGGAGTGAAAGCATATCATAGCAACCAACCTGATGCATTGACAATAACATTGGATCACAAAACATACACCACTAAAGACGTAGGGCTGTCTGTTGTTTTAGACAGCGAGGATTGGAAGCCGATGCTGATGCCAATCTCCTACCTCACCCAACAAATCACAATCAACGGCGAAACTTTTTGCCCGATGAAAGAATTGGCTGCTAATTGCATTGACGGGTTTAATGCCGTAGCAAAATCAATTGAGAACGTACCTATCAGCTTATGGCCTCATTGGGTTATCGAAAAACTCAACTCATGGTTCATAGATTACCGGGGTTTAATATCCAATGGCCTCGCCATCGACGTAACAACCCTTGACAAAAATCCGTATGCATGAAAGTAACATTAGAAAATGTATTTAAGGACAGGAAGTTCTTATTACTACCAAGCATCCTAGTATCAAAAGAATTCATAAGCGCAGGATGGTTGTGCTTTGCTATAAACATAGATTTTTAATCATGAAAATAATAACAGCAACAGTCAAAGGAGTCAAAGTAACTGACACCAAAGACAAACTCAGACAACGTATTATCGAACAACTCAAAACTAAACAGTCATGGAACTCTTAACCGCAATCGCATCGTTCATCACATTTACTGCACTGATGTTCACAATCATCTTTTGCTTTAAAGTAAATTTGCTTACCCAACTCGCAATGGTTCCGATTATCATTGGAGTATTTGCATCAGGCGCATGGGTTAGCCTTGAACTAATTGAAATGTCATGAACAGAACATTTTTCGACTTCTGCCACCTTGTATATGCAGCAGATAAATCTCTAGTAACTCTTGAGCCAGATATTGCATACAGCATTTGCATAAAAGCTTTCGACGAGTGTAATAAGCTGGATACAGATCACGCAAGCTGGGTTAATGCACATTACAAAAGTTGGCTAATGCGTGGTGGACTCACTTACATCTCCGACCGCTTTCCTGATAAAATCAAAAACATTTTAACAGATGAGAACACATGATTAAAAGAGCAAAGAAAACAGAATTGAAAGCGAATCTATTAGACGACTTTATGCGTGATGCGAAAGAAAGCAGCATCAAAAGAGATTACAGGCTATTAGCAGATAAGTACGTGGAAATAGAGCCTGATTTTAAACGAAAAAAAGATCCGCAGATTGACCATGTATTACCGCGTCACATGTGTCAATCTATCAGACAAGCATTAGACCTTGAGACGAGTTATATACCAGTTAGATTATCTGAATGTCCAACGCTTACTGAAATGAAAGAGTCTGGTGTTCGGTTTGGCAGGAAGAGCATCAGTACGTATGAGGATGTGATGGAAGAGTATGATTATAAAGAGAAACTGATTTAATCAAAATGAAAACAATTTATAAATACCCAATCGAAATAATTACTGACACATTTACCATTGCTATTCCAATAGACGCGGAAATACTTACCATACAAATGCAATACGAAACACCGTGCATCTGGGCTATTGTAGAAACAGAATCGCAACCAGAGAATCGATACTTTGAAATAATAGGTACAGGAAACCCATTCCCTGAAGAAAGTATTGAAAGAAAGTATATTGGAACATTCCAATTATACGGAGGAGGACTAGTGTTTCATCTATTTGAAAGGCTGCAATAATGAAAACAATCTACATCACTCAAACGCAATTCAAGATAAGCGCCGTTTCAAGCCCTCTAATGCATTCAATTGCAAAAGATGTACTTGTAGACCAGAATGAAACTTTCAGTGCGTCAGAAGTCTCTATTCAGCATGATTTTGAAATTGATATGTCGTATAAGCATAATCGGATATCAGGATCGTTTCTTTATGGCTACAATGAAAACGAATATCTGGAATTCGAAGGCGGCATATCATACGATGAAGATGATGGTGGTAAGATCAGATGGATCAAATTCACTGATGCAGATCGAAAAGAAATCACCTTGTCTTCATTCAATGAAAAGCCAGTGATTGATATGCTTGAGATATATCTCAATGATAATTACAGAGTCGAAATGCACGAATATTCAGAGACGCTGAATGAAGATTATCACACAGATTATCTGGTAGATGACGAGATGGAAAATAATTAAACAAAAAACCAAATGAAAGAAACAAACATTGACGCGATGAAATATCGCAAGTCTACCCATTTAGCTGGTGTAGATGTAGAATTGGTAATCGCTGAGAAAGGAAAGTGCGAATATACCATTAAAGAAGCTTACTATGCAACGGGTGTAGATGTGTCAGGCAATAAAACAAATGGCTACTTCCTTGAATTTATGGAGCCGGATGTAAAGCCAATGGTAGTTAACTCGACGAATCGTAAAATCATTTCAGACATCGTTAAGGCTACACTCGGATGTTCAGCAGTAGAAAGTCGTAACATTGGCAACTGGGCTGGATTTAAGATTGAATTCGGTTTCGATCCTAACGTTAAAATGGCTGGTAAAACTGTTGGTGGTATCATCGTGATTAAGCCAAAAGACATTAAGCCTATCGATGTAACAAAAGAAACAGCACTCTTAAAATCATCTAAGGCACTGGATGAACTGAAGAACAACTTCATGTCGCTGGATAAGGATAAGCAGCGCATCCTAATGTCTCTCAAAGACGAATTAAAGTCAAAGCTTGAGGCATGACAGCGAGATACGACATTATTCAGGGCACAGTTGAATGGCATGAAATACGGTATGGTAAAATATCCGGGACCAATTCTGAAAAGCTATTCTCTGGTTACGAGACACTTAAAAACAAGCTCATTGCTTGCCGATTAGAAGACTTCAATTGGGAGGAAGAGGATGAGTACAAAAATAAGGCTATGCTTCGGGGACTGGAATATGAACCCGAAGCTATCTTTCAAGTAGCAATGCATCTTGGTATTCAGTTTAAGACATGTGGATGGATTCAGTCAGATAAATTTCCCATGCTTGGTATTTCGCCAGATGCTATATCTGAATGTGAGACTATTCAGCTCGAAGTAAAGTGTCCAGGTAGAGATAAACACACGCAATACATTCGTGAAGACATTGTGCCGTTGGAATACGTAGGCCAGTGTACCCATGCATTTACTGTTAATGATAAGCTCAAGGCACTGTATTTTGTTTCTTATCGCCCTGAGTCTGTTATTCCATTATTCATTAAGGAGATCACACTGGATTCTGAATTGAACGTTGGAACCGCAGCAAGACCTGTAATGATGATTGTGAAGGACAGAGTTAATCAGATCAAAGAAAGAATCGGTCAGATGCAGAAGGATGTGGAGAAGGAAGTCCAGAAAATTACTTTTTAAAATCATTAGTTATGATCTACGAAATAGAAAACCTCGTTCTTGTGAATGAGTTGCCTGAATTTTTTGAAATTATAGACTTCTGTAAATCTATAGGATTTAATATGAAAAATGATTTTGATCTTATAGGTTTTCATTCGAGAAAACATCAGCTTAGTGAGGAACAGTGCCCTGGTTTAAATGCATTCCTCCAAGCAAACGATCTGTATTTAGAAAACCCGATCGATGAATCAGGAAACAGCTTCAAGTGGTTTGATCGAGAATCTCGCACAGGGCCATTTATTATATTGAAGTCAAAAGTAAAACAATAACAGGTCTTATTTTAAGAAGTCGATTAAAAGTAAAATAGCATGAAAGAATTAGAGAAACAGTTTTGTCCTAAGGATCAATCCGAAAAGATACTCAATTTAGGATTTAAAGAAGAGTGTTTGGCTTACTACAACAAGATTTGGTTTGGGGACTTTGATATATGGCAGCTTAACAATAGTATTCTTTATGAATCAAGAGATGTTATCGGATCGGTTCTATTTTCACAAGCCTTCGACTTCTTCAGGGAAGAGTTTAATATTGATGCGTGGGTTCAGCCATACACATGTGAAAGAATAACCGGAACTGTGTATATTCCAGATGAAACTTATTCATTTTGGGTTTTTAGAAACGGTGAGATCGTTTGTGATAGGGTTGACTTTGAAACATTCCACGAAGCCCGTCAAGCCTGCCTTGAAAAACTAATTGAAATTGCTAAAGAGAAACGAGATGGACAGACAAGTGTTTAAAGTGTGGATTAGTCAATATGCCTTGACTAAGGGTGTTTATGAACAAGAAGTTGAGTCGAGCCATGTTGAATCGATGGTGTCTGTTCAACAAAGTATTCAATGCTTCCATAAACCACATTGGCATCACACTAAAGAAGAAGCGATTGCTCAAGCAGAAAAGATGCGAGATGCACAGATTGATAAACTAACTAAAATGGAGTTCAAATGAAAGTAGAAAAAGAACATTATTTTGAGATCGCTGGACGATCGAATGATCAGAATTTTTTAATTAAAGTGTATAAAACGCCAGACGAATTTTGGTCAGAAGGTAAATATCAAATTCAGTTTGATGATGGAGATTCTGACGGTTATATGAATCTTTCAACAGAAGAATTGACGCATCTTCGTGATGCAATTGATGAAGTAATTAAACTGAACGCGAAATGAAAAAGCTGTATGATTTTAAGCTGTATGACGGGGTTAAATGTGGCCCATCAACGGGAAACAACCTTTTAAATATTCTTTCTAAGAATGGGTACGAAATTTCTGGGAAGATAGTTGAGGAATATAATATTGGAATATGGTTTGGGCATTTTAAGCAATGGACCCCTTTAGCAGGTGAAGCAATACCTGTTAATTACATCCCCATCGAAGTATTCACCGCCATAGTAACGAAGGCGCTTCCTGAAGATTGGGGTATTATAGGCTGGGAGAAAATAGGTGAAAGAAAATTCACATCTTCAACAATTATGTTCACCCAAGACCAATACGACTACATCACTTCAAAAGACGATCTGGAGTTTGATCCGTCGAAACCATGGGAAGTAAGTGATGATGGTAAAACATGGGTAGCTATGGATAATGAATGCTATGGTATAGGTCGCTACATTGGAACTGATTCGAGAGGAAAGTTTGTGACACAGTGTAGCGATTATTCGTTTATTATATGGAATAATATCCGCAACATCCCCGAACCTTCAAAGCTTGATATGAAGATTGTATTCGCTGATGAGAAGCTGGATGAATATGAACGACTGACAGCCATTGTTGACGACTTCTATACGCATATTGAATTTGAAGATGATGCAATTGGCTCGTGTGGCCTGCACGATGCTTTTCACGAATGGATCAGCAAGTATTTGTTTAACAAAAATGAAGGGGAATGAATAATGTTATAGCAATCCTGCTCAGTATATCAATATTTATTTTGATGTGGTGCATCGAAGTGTTTAGTGTCATGATTAAAAACATTGAATTCTACGAAAAGCAGTTAGGGAAGTCTGATAAAAATATTATGGAAAAGATTACAAAATGGCTATTTATTTCGGCTTTTATGCTTATCGCGATTTCATTGATACTTTTTACCTGTAAGTATATAAAATAACAGAACAATGAAAAGTAAAGAGGAAATTTTAGACGATAAAATACAGGAGCAGAACGGCAGATACACAAGTTCAGTGCTCCCAACAAATAGCACGGTAGAATCTTTTAAGATTAGATTCGCTGATGATGAAAAAGAATTCATCCATTCAGTAATGGAATATTACGCCGACCAGTTCCGCCCGAAGTGGATTTCTGTAGAAGAGCGAATTCCAGATAGCGACAGGAAAGTTCTTGTTTTAATGAAATCTAGCCCTAAAACATGGATAACGACAATAGCAAGTTTCTATGGCGAAAAACATGGGTGGTCAAGTACTAGTGGTTTATGGTTCAAAGTTGCTTACTGGATGGAAATTATCGAACCACCAAAACCTTAAAATTATAGCGATGAAAACAGATTATATCAATAAAAAAGAATGGCCTTCAGACTGTTTTACACAAAATGGGGATTATGGAATTGTATTGGGTAGCAAGCCATACACAACGGCTTTCTTTGAGGCATTCCCTAAAGATTGTGGTTTTATCAGAGGCGAAGGCGACAACATCGAACAGGCAGAAGAAAAAGCATGGATTAGATACCAGTCTATAATTAATTGCAGTGGTCATGAATTTGATGGCAGAGGAAGGACCGATGGCTATGGATATTGCAAGAACTGCTCATTAAGCAAATCTGGGGCATTACCCATCCTTAATAAATGTAAGGTTTGTAATGATCCTACAAATTGGAGAAAAGATTTCAAGGGAAAGTATTGGTGCAAAAAGCATGGCAGATTGGCACCAAAAGACCCAAATGAAAGTAGGTTTTGGAGGACAGACCGAAAGCATCCAAGGAGATATAAAAAAGCTTGCAAGAAAGCATACCATAATCTACTAATTACCAAATATGGGATCAAGGAGAAGATCACGTATAAAGGCGGCGCATTGGTTAATTACGGGTATAATTCGAATGGAAAGTGTTTCCAATTCAATACATTCTCAATAAGAAAGACAATTAACTCGCAGCCAAAGAATTATTTGAAACTAAAATAACAACTATGGAATACACAAACTTCAAAGCAGGCAATAGGGAGATAGGGGTTACCGATCCTTGTGCGTTACATACCACTGATATGCGCGGTGTATGCTTTATTTGCAACACAAATACAGGCGTATCATCGACGTATGTATTGACTGAAAAGAGGCAACCAATGCTCAAACCTACATTCACCCCATCAAGATCACAGGAAGGCTGGGATATGAATCGACTGGAATATCAAAAACTTGCTGATAGAGATACGAAATGTCTTTCGCCTGACATAGACTACAACGACTTCGAAATAGTGTCTTACGATGCAGGAGAACACAAAATGAAGCCAAATGGATTAACGTTTAAACATTTTGATTTCGTTTCGTTGATCTGTACGAGCATGCATCCTATTAAGAAAGTAGAAATACATCACTTTACTGGAAGTCGGGATAAGGTAATTACGATACTAAACTGTAAAAAGAAATGAGCGTGAAAGTTGCAAACAAAAATAAATCTTCAGTAAAGAAGCAGAAAGAGTATCGAGAACCCGGCAGCCGTTTCTTTATAGAAAAACTTGACGGGATGCTCAAGCCATCAATAGGATATTGTAGTCACTATCCGCCATACGAGGTAATGGTTTGCGGTATCGTGCATTCAAGTACAATGGATGAAAAGATTCATGTTGAAGTAATCGGATTAATTGAATAGCTATGGAATCAAAAGATCATTTAAGATTCATATATCAGGAAGGTTTTTCGAAACTCGCGCAATATGTATTGGATAATTTTACACCGAATGGTGCTGGACTAGCCAAAGAGATTAGTACAGGCCAAGTTGTTGAATTGGATAAGATTGTCAAATATTTTATACCCACCATCAGTTCTAATGTGAAAGACAAAAATGCGAAGGAAAAGAAAGTTCCAGAGATCATTTTAAATGACTTGTTCGAATTGGAGGAATTAGGGTACAGGGTAAGGTGGTTCGGTGCCCATCATTGTCGAATTAACGGATATATAGATGTCCATCCTATTTCTGGAAAATATAAGGACTTGAGGACAGGTATAAAGAAACAACTTCCTAAAAATATACTCGTCTTTATACCTTCTATTATCGAAGTGGGCGTTTATAAAAAGAAAAACTGTAAAAAGAAGTGATATGGGAAAAGAAATGAGTAAAGCCGACGCAAAAGAGGCGACGCTGAAAATGACCTTGAAGTATAAATCAGGTTATGGTTGTAAGCCGGAAAGTACAACAACACCTAACCAATGGCGGGGTATTCAGCTTGTGATTGAAGGGAAGTTGAAGAGTGAGTAATCAATATACATTACGATGAACCAACAACAAATGATATTCGTCGCTAGCTATGCGATTGAGAAAGGACTGGATTATGAAACGCTTAAATGGAGTCACCATATGAGAGGCAATCAGTCCATGATGGAAGATGTTTACGGATATGTAGTTGAAGGTCGTCTTATTGGGCCTGAAGCATTTCGTGAAAAGTATAAGGATTTTGAGATGTATTGTTCGTAACTTTTGTTACATAATTCTTGAAATGTTTTTCATAATTCTGGAATGTTTTTGTATGTTTGTATTGCATTCAAGGGCAAACGAATAGCAAAACATAACTTCTAGGATAAATAAAATCCCCGTCGATCCTTCTGCCCTTGGATGCTGACGGGGATTTTTACATTAAAGGGCTATGAACACACAAATCATCTATCGGAATTTGCAATGGAGCGTATCCGATCAGGGGCATTTAATATGTCTCGACCGAAACTACGAAATTGATAGGTCTACATTAGAGCACATAGATTGGACTATGCACATGTCTGAAAAAGATTGGTGCAATTCTCTCTATTTCAAAGAGGCCTACGAATACTCACTCAGAAATACTACCATTTAAATGAGCAGCAAGAACTCTTTTCTACTCTACAACGACTTGATAGATGTTGTTAGAGAAATGCCTAAAGACAAAGCCGGAGAACTATTTGAATGTATATTGGAGTACGCCAATGGTAACCTGTGGCCCACTAATGACCCTATGGTGAAAGTCGTATTTGCGCCAGTTAAACGTCACATGGATCAGAATAAAGAAAAATGGGAAAAGAAGGCTCAGATTAATAAGGGTAACGGATCTAAAGGTGGTCGTCCTAAGTCGAATCCCACTATATCCCAAGAAAACCCATTGAGTTTTTCAGAAACCCAAACTATCCCAGAAAAACCTGTTACTGTTACTGATATTCTTTTAGAAAAAGAAACAAAAGATATATTGTCCATTGATGGGATTGAAATGAGCCGAAGTGAGGCGTTTGATTTATTCTGGGATATGTATGGGAATAAGACTGGAAAAAAGAAATGCATAGCTAAATTCTCAAAACTGTCTGAGGCTGATGTTACAAAAATACTGAACGCTGTTCCAGTTTATATCAGGCATTGCAGAGAAAAAGATAAGTTTATCAAGAACCCTGAGACTTGGTTGAACGGCGAACACTGGAATGACGAAATATCAGATAATAAAAATTCAACACCTGAACCGATGACATACAGCAAGCCAATAACATACGAAGATCTAGCGAATCAATTTGACGAACAGGAAGCTCAACTAGCCAAGAAATATGGATACTCTCTCAAACCTTGAAAACCTTGGTATAAAGCCAAAAGGAAACAAAATAGAACAGAAGCTTCAGTGTCCTAACTGTGCTGAAATTGGCAAGACGAATCTTAAGGATACTCCTCTTTCTGTGAATATTGAGTCTGGAATATACCATTGCCACAAGTGCGGATGGAAGGGGTGTGCTAAACCAAAAGATGAATACGCCAATAAATATTCTTTGCCTGTTAAAGATAACTTTACCAATCTCACAGAGGCTGGTCTAAAATTCTTTCAAAGCCGTAAAATATCTCAGCCAGCGATCATGAATAACAAGATCGTGATGAGCAAGGACGGAATGAGTGTGATATTCCCGTACATCAGATTTGGCGAATTTGTAAACTACAAACAGCGATTTTTAGACAGAAAGGACTTCAGACAAGGTAAAGATGCCGAACCAATAATGTTCAATTACGACAGATGTGTTAGTCAGAAAGAAATCATAGTTTGTGAGGGAGAGATCGATGCTATGAGTTACGATACAGCTGGCTTCAGCTATGCAACATCAGTTAATCAGGGTGCGCCAAATGAAAAAGACCTGAATGTTGACAAGAAGCTTGAGTGTATTACAAATTGCTACGAAATGTTTGAGTCGGCTGAGAAAATTTACTTGGCCGTGGATATGGATGCTAATGGTAGAAGACTTCAGCAGGAGCTAATCAGGAGATTTGGCGCGGAAAGATGTTTATTAGTCGATTTTAGCCCTTTTAAGGACGCTAATGAGGTGTTGATGAATCAAGGTGTCACTGAGCTACGTAAAACGCTTGAGAACGCAAAAGAAGTGCCCGTTTCTGGAATATTCAGAGCGGAAGATGTATGGGACGAAATGCAAGACACGTTTACGCATGGAAAACCGAAGGGCACAACCACCTACATTCCAGTAATCGATGCTGCATGGAAATGGAGGAATGATCTGAACCTATGGACTGGATACCAAAATGAAGGAAAGACTACATTCCTACTCCAATTGTGTTTGATTAAAGCATACTGGGAGGGGTGGAAGTTTGCTGTTTTCAGCCCTGAAAATATACCAGTGTCTGAATTCTACGACGATCTTATCGAAGCGTACATTGGTAAACCTTGTGATCCTGATTTTAAGGCGCAACAAATGAGCCGATCGGAATATAAAGAGGCATTTGATTTTGTGAACCAACATTTCTTCATTATATACCCAGAAGATAATTTCAGTATCCAGACTGTCTTTGATAAGGCGAGGCACCTCATCCGTAAATATGGGTGTAGGGCGCTAATAATTGACCCGTACAATACGATAGAACATCAGATGGAAAGTAATACCAGAGAAGACTTGTATATTTCTAAATTCATGAGTCATCTTAAAAGATTCTCAAATGAGAATCAGGTTTCAGTTCATCTCGTAGCTCACCAAAAAACACCTGTCAAAGACTCTAACGGTAGGTATTATAAGCCTGACCTAAACAACATTAAAGGGGGCGGTACATTTCCAGATAAAGCTGACAACGTCTTGTTTGTCTGGCGACCAGAGAGAGCATTAGATTTCTCAAACCCAGAAGTTATATTCGGATCTCAGAAGATCAGAAAGCAGAGGCTTACAGGAACGCCTCAAGATGTTTGGGGAATAATGTTTAATCGTCTTCAGAACCGGTATTCATTCCAAGGATTATCCCCACTCAAACTTATTGACGATGACCGGAAGATGAAGAAAGGCAAGATGGAGCAGGTTGAAATGACCTTTAAGCCTATGAATGGATTTGAACAATCTGACTTCGATAAAGGTTCTCGGGTCACTCAAGATGGTGATGCCAAATACTGAACAGATAAAGAATAAACACAGGGGATGCGCATCTTTAACGCAACAAATTAAATATTCAAAAACAAATGAAAAAGAACACAGTAATTACTTTAAGCCTCATTGGAGTTGCTTTATTTATGGGACTAATCATATTCGTAATGAATATTTCGATTGGCAACAAGGAAATTGACCTACGCCAACAAACAATTGCCCAGAACAAAAAGTGTGAAGCTTACTTCGATAAGATGTGGAAAATACTCAAACAGAAAGCTGGGGTAAATGATCAGTACAAAGAAGCCTTCAAGGAAATTTATCCAAAGCTAGTGGAGGGTAGATATTCAAATGACTCTGGCACTCTTATGAAATGGATTCAAGAAAGTAATCCTGATTTTGACGCTTCATTGTATAAAGATTTAATGAAATCAATTGAGATAGAGAGAACTGGTTTTTTTAACGAACAAGCATCTCTTATTGACATGCAACGTGAGCACAAGACATACCTATACAAGGCTCCGGCTAGATGGTTTTTAGATGATAACTTGAAGCCGGTTGAAATCAAGGTCATCACATCTGCTGAAACAGACAGGGTTTATTCCACTGGTCAAGAAAACAATATCGATCTGTTCCAATGATTACATGGATATTCCTATTAATACCAGTGGTGGTCGCTGTATTGCTGCTGGTATTCTGGACCAAAAGTGTTGTTTGGTGGGAGATAGCATTGCTTCTCATCCCTAGTTCCCTTATCATTCTTTTAATGAACACGATAATGGTGAAATACAATACTTCTGATACTGAATATTTAGGTTCATATATAACCAGCGTTAATTACTATGAGGCGTGGAATGAAAGAGTTCCATGCAGGCATCCTATTTATTGCACAAATTGCACAGGAAGTGGGAAAAGTCGCACTTGTAGGACTTATGTCTGTGGGCATGTTCACACCTATGATGTTGATTTCCATCCAGAATATTGGACAAAGGCCAATAACTTCAAAAAGGAATTTGATATTTCAAGATCGCAGTATGAAGTCCTAAAGAATAGGTTCTCTACTAAAGAGTATTTCACTGAGCTTAACCGCGATTACCATACAATTGATGGAGATATGTATTCTGTAGATTGGGATAAAGACCCGCTAAAATCATCCACTGTAACCGAAGAAGGCTATTACGAGAACAAGATATGTGCATCTCATTCTATTTTCAAATTCCAGAACATTACGGATAAGGATAAGAAAAGGTGGAAGTTGTATGACTACCCATTAGTATCCGGCGGACATCAATCGGTTGTGCTTGGTAAGAAAGTCTCTGGTTATACTGAACGAAAATTACAATACATAAATGGATATTATGGCCCTCATAAACAATTCAGAATATTCATTCTATTCTTCACGGATCAAAGCCTTGAAGTTGCCCAAAAACAAAAGTCTTATTGGGAAGGAGGAAATAAAAACGAGTTTGTTGTATGTATAGGTATTGATTCAAAAGGAGCGTACCAATGGTGCGATGCTTTCTCATGGATGGATAAGCCTAAATTAGAGGTGGAGGTAGAGGATTACTTTAATTCAACTAAAGATGTATCTCTATCTAACTTTTCGGACTGGATGCCTAGTCAAATACAGTCAAGCTGGAAGCGAAAGAATTTTGAAGACTTTAAGTACCTGCAAATTGAATTAACTGAGACTCAATTGTGGTTGGTCATGATGGCTGTTATGGTTTATAACGTATGTATATCTGTATGGGTGGTCAGAAATGAATATGGGAATGTTCTATCGAATGCCAACCATAGCCTATACTCTAAGTTAAAGGACTTGTTGAGCCATATCTGGATTAAGTTCAAGACAATCCGTTTAAAATAAACCACCATGCCAAAACTCAAACGACTCTCTCTTGAAATAGATTATTTCTACAAGGAACAGCTAGACGATCTGTTGCAAGGAATCAGAATGCGATACATGATGGAAGGAGATGTGACACTAAAGAAAGGTGGTGCTGTACTGAAAGGCAGATTGACTCATCCAACTCCATTTACAGAACCAAGAATCGTCATAGAAGACGGAAAAGAAGTGCATTATTATAAATCAAATATGTGAAGAATGGATGCTGTAGATATTATAGAGCTTATTATAAGGTGTGTATTCGGACTTTTGTCTGGATTTATATGTGGTCAAATGATTAATCGTAGATAAATGAAAACAGCGAAGGAAATTTTAGCAGAAAAATTTGAAGAATCATCAGGAAAGAAATGTGATGACGCTATTTTGGATCATCTTAAGTATGCTGTCGCAGCCATGGACGAATACGCTCAATCAGAAGTAACTAAAGCAGTCGAATTTTATCACGAATTCCACAGCAAACTGGAAGAGCGTGTTGATGAAGAAGACTCAGATGTAATGAGAATCGGTGAGTTTGTTATGAATTACTTTAATCTTTGGAAATGAGAACCTGCCCATACTGCAAAGACTCGATTCCACCAGACCAGTATTTACGACACATCGTAGACTGCGATGGAACACCACAATCTGCGCAACTCAAATTCAGAAGACGTAAATTAGTGGAGGAAAAGACCAAAGCTGAGAAAGAGATATTGGCTTTGAAGAAACGAATAGATGGAATTGATCAGATGGTGAAAGAGATTGACGATCAGCTTCCCGGGCAATTAAATTTAAGTTTTTGATATGGAAAAATATTATGGAATGCTACCTGTGGATATTGGAGAAGTAAATGTCTTTCCGACCGAAATGATGTTCTATCAATATCTGCCTATTAAAATGGCTGGCGACCTGACAACTACGATAGAGCAGAGACTGAAATTCATTGAACCCATATTAAACGTAGTTATGTGGGATTTTTCCGATATAAAAGGACTTATAAGATATCGTTGGAACTACATGTATTTAACCATAAAATACATGTACCAGATTGGTGGATGTTCATTTAACCGCAGTGGTTGGCATTCTGATGGGTTTATGACGGATGATATTAACTACATTTGGTATGATTCAGCTCCAACGATATTTAATACGTCTAAGTTTAATTTAACTCAAGACGATATCCTTTCTATGAAGGAAATGGACGAACAGGCATTACCTGAAAATGATGTAGTTTTTCCTGAAAAACATTTGCTTAGATTGGATCAGTTCAATATCCATAAAGTCAATACAGATTATTCAGGAATGAGGCTATTCGTCAAAGTCTCCTTCAGCAAGGAAAAGTATGATCTCGAAGGTAATTCACATAATTATCTGATGGATTATGATTGGCAGATGAGACCTAGAAGTATCGAAAGGAATGTTCCGCAAAACATTAAAGAATGAGCACAGCATTAACAGACAATCCAAAAGTTCAGGAGCTTACTGATAGGTTTAGTCTTGAACAGCCAATCGGGTATAGAGGTGTGGTTACTAAGTGGGAGTATGAGACTTTCGAATTAGCTAATGGAAATAAGGTTCCGAACATAATTATAGGATCAATCGACATTTACGACACTGAAGGTAAGTTCATTAAGAAAGCTGATCTTTCTGTGTTGAAGGATAATATGCATATGTTTAGTTTTACGTTTAAAAAGAAGTGAGATGAAAAAGGTAACAGAAGACGATCTTGTAGTAGGTACGCGGATCAAAATCGGAGAAAAGTATGCCGCTGAAATTGGCAGATTTGATTCAGGAGAAGAGATCGAGCTAATTGAAGGGTATTTTGAACGATACAATGGATTGTATGATGTTCAAGAAACGGCCCCATCCATACATAATGGATTGGATTACGATAGTATTTACCACTTGTTTGGTAATGATTTAGAAGATTTTATGGACTGTCAGATCATATCATGATGATCGCCCTCTACATAGCAGACATAAAAGTCACTGCAATCACTCGATCTAATATCGACATAACGCAAATGACTCAAAAGCAAAAAGAAGCCTATGCGAAAAAGCGCAAGGTAGATGAAACGGGCAAAACTCAGGTTCGTGAATATCAGCAAACATTACTAAAGCGACCTGTGATTTTGGAAGATGGAGTGAATATTCCATCTGAAACCTACAAAATGAAATACATTGCCAATCATTTCACAGAGATACCGAAAGGCAATTTTGATTACAAAGTCGAACTGAGCAATGTGAAGTTCAGTAGTCGGCTGCATTATGAATTTAAAGATTGATACAATGGAAGAGGAAAACGAAGACAAGAAAAAGGCTAACATTACGATTAAGTCGCCTATAGGATGCGGCCTGATAATTATTATATGGATAGTTTGTACTACTATTTATGAGGTAATCAAAGTAATCTACGACAAATGAATGTTATGAAAGATTTCTCAATTAAAGGCACAGGAATCCCTTCATTTCTGGAAACAATAGGATTTTCTCTAGATAAAAAATTAGCAGACTTCGCGAGGTATCTATATCAAAGAGATGTTGTTGACTTTAGATCAAAGGACAGGACGACAATGTATATACTTCTTTGTCCTAAAGACTATGTTTTAATCTATATGAATGGTGGCTATATTATGACTCTGCCTGAAGATAAAATGGATATCACTGGAACAACTTTGTTCGCTGGTTACATAAAGAGCATTGAGGAAATTAAACTAATCATCAAAATGATCGGATATGAAACCCTGCTCAACTCCTAATTTGAACAATATGGAGTACCTAGGTAAGCTTGAAGAAATAATGCCAAATATTGAAAGTGATTCTATACAGATGATATTTTCTGACTTCCCCTACAATACTACAAATGTTTCGTGGGACAAAAGTGTCATTGATTTGAATGTGTTCTGGAAAGAAGCAAACAGAGTTCTGAAATCAAACGGCGTAGTTATTTGCACATGCCAATTCCCGTTTACAGCAATTCTGGCTATGAGTAATTTAAAGAACCTTAGATACGATTGGGTTTGGCAGAAAACTAGCCCAACTGGTTTCTTGAATTCTAAGAAGATGCCGATGAAGGCACATGAGAATGTATTAGTCTTCTATAACAAGCTACCTAAATATAACCCAATTAAAACTCATGGGCATAAGAGAAAGGTGAGTTCTGCAGAGTGTCGATCAAGAATAATTCAGCGCAATATTGGGGCCGACAAAATATACGGGAATGAATATGCTGATAAAGTAAATGGCTATGATTCCACAGATAGATTCCCCTTAAGTGTGCAAGTTATAGCGTCTGACAAGCAGAAATTGGCTATACATAAAACTCAAAAACCAGAAGCACTTCTTGATTACTTCATACGTACGTATACTGATGAAGGTGATGTAGTTCTTGATCCGGTTAGAGGCTCTAACACTACTGGTGTTGTTTGCGATAGACTTAACAGGTTATACATAGGCATAGAGTCTGATCCTATTATTTTTGAAGATGGATTAAAAAGAAGGAATAATGCGAAACTGCTCAACCCCTAACTGCCGAAGAAAGGCTCAGAAAGGCCGATCTATTTGTAGACCATGTCGGACTATTAAAGAGCGTGAATCTGATTTAGCCAAGTATTGTTGGCAGAACCATAAAAAGAACTGCAAACGCCGGAATATTGAGACCACACTGACTCTTGATGAGTATCGTGAATTCGCTATCAGAACTGGTTATATAGCCAAAAAAGGACGCTACAAGTTTTCGTTGCACATGGATAGACGAGAGGAAGATAAGGGTTATCACAAATGGAACATCCAAGCTTTACCAAACTGTGTTAATGTAGCTAAATACCTTGACTACAAATGGGGTGGCAATAGAATGGAGTTTCACATGAGGACAGCCAAGATAAATGTTGAACGGCAAACGGGTGATCCGTTTTAAAAAATAATGCTTATGAGTAAGACTGAGAGGAACTATATAGCGTCTGACTATGTGAAAGGTCGTAAAGTTATTATAGAAATAATCGTCAGAAGCGATGGTGTAGATGATAAATCAGCATTCGATGTGGTCGTTGATGCTGTGGGTAGACTACATCAGAGCAAAGCATGGGAGATGTATGCAAGTAACAATAATAAGGCGTGAAATGACAATCGAAGAGCTGTACATCAAAAGTAGGAAGCAGTACATTCATTTCCTGAAGTACACTAATCCAAGAAAAGTCGAGATGTTTGAGAATGCGCCAAGGAACCTTTTGGAACTATTGGATAATTCTCACAGACGTATGCATTTGCTTAAAAGTAAAATTACTACATTGCAATAATTTCCATATAAGAGCGTTAGGTAAAGTGTCATGGGGTTGGGTGTTTATGTGCCAGCCCCCTTTTCTTTTGAGTAAAAAGAATTATATTTGCTTGAAAGCTGTTTGGTGGTACAAATACTTTTCATGCTCAAGAGACCTGATTGCAGTTGGGTCTCTTTTTATTCAACCCCTTTCCAATACTCCTTAAGTTCAGATTCGGAAAGTGTCTTAATGTATTCAAGATGTTCCGCAAGCCCCTCAACTGTCCTCGGAGCGCCGGATTTTGCTTTAACTAGCTTCACCATTGCTTCATCTTCTTTGTAACCAAGTTTCTTAAGCTCTTCGATTTTTTCAGCCTGAGTTTCTGTGATTCCATATTTGTCTTTCACGATCTTGAACATCCGGTTTGCAGCCTGATCAGCTTCGCGTGGCAAAACAGAAGCTCCTCCGAATTTCAATAAGAATGGTAAGAGCATTTTTTCTTGGCCTTCCTTGGTTAGTTTCTTTTCCTGTTCACCGTACTTAGTTTCCTGAGTATATTCTCCTGAATTCCAAGCTCTATACATATCCATAGTTTCCTTTACTTTCTCGTATTGGATGGCGTATATACCCATAGAACCTGCATCATCTACAAAGAACTGAAAATCTTCTTTCTCATGAAAAGCTAGTCTCTTCTTTTCTATTTCTTCTTCAGTTAATGGTTCTTTGTACTCATTGAAACGTTTCTCATTCTCAGCTTTAATCATCTCGTCGAATTCTTTCTCATCTTCTTTTCCGAATCCTGAGTACTTGATCAGCTTGTTTACGCCGATAAGCGTCCAATTATCAAACACTGGCGACGGGCTAACAAAATCCTTTACCGCTTTCGAGATCTGATTTCGCTTCATGTTTTCGATATATTTATCTTTCATTGCCTTTTTTTCCTCATCATCCAAATCGAAGGACTCCATCGCAGCATCAAGTATCATTTTTCCTATTGAATAACCTATGTAATTATATGTGATAGCCTCCATTGTCAAGGCAGACAGAGATCGCATTGAGCCAAATCGATCCTTATTTGAGGCCGTTGGAGAAAATACGGTAGAAAAATCACTATACATCCTGTTTTTCTGATTCAGAGCGAATGTTGCAAACGGGAAAAATATCTGCTTCATAAATACTTTGTAACCAGCTTTATCCTTAAAGAATTTACCCCTCAGTTCAGTATCTGAAACATCCATATTTCGGTCAACCATGGCCTGAGCATAATCAGCAGCTTTGTCGTTCAGGTCTTTTGGATTGTAGCTCACCTCCAAGCCTTGTTCTTTCATGGATTTTCGGTAGTACGCAAGCCATGCTGTTCTAGCTGCTGCAACATCTGGTTTTGAAAGGAGCCACCGAAGCTCGATCTCGTTTACTTTAGCAATAAATTTCGGAACAGCATTTACAACCTTACTTCCGGTGAACGCCTTTTTCATTACGTTGTCAGCATTCTCAATTGTTGTAACAGACTCAAGTCCGCGATTAGCGATTCCTCTACCTGACTTACTAACAAATTCCATCGCCTCCTTATTGGCTATATCCCACGGATGCAGATTTACGCCAGCGTTTATGAAGGTGTTCATTGTGGCAGTTGAATATTGGTTAATTGCCTGACCGAATCCAGCCAAAGCTCTACCGGCCCCCAATGCGCCAATATAGTTCATGGTTTTTCGGAAGTAATCAAACGTGTCTTTGTCGCTATACTTGCCACCTTTCTTAGATGATACGTAATCAGATATTGCGGCCTTCAAAATATTAGCATCATCTACATCAACCATTTCATCGAATTCAGGCGACTTAAGGTAGCTATAAGCCTGCTCAATAGATTCTGCGGTGTACATATCAGTAAGAGCCAATTTGTAAGCTCTAAACATGTTTGTATCGAAATCCAGATCAACGTATCTTCCTTTTGGTAAGGTCTTAGGTCTTGTGGATTCTACTAATACACCAGCTTCATTTTTATCCAGAACAAAATTACTGAATGCCCCGAGTCCAAATGACTTTTGATCGATCGTTTCTTCTACGGTCAGTTTGTTAGATAGTGTAGCGTATCTATCCGGAGTATAGTTGCTGTCTCTTGGTAGCATGATGTTGTGTACGCCTAATGCAAAATCAGAAAGCTCTGGATATAATTCAGACCACATGTTGGTCACAAAATCGACGGCCTCCACATTGCTTTTAGATGCCTTTCTCTCAATGTCCTGTATTGTAGTCTCTTCTGACGTAGCATTCAGCTTGTCAATAGCTTTACGATAGAAGTCCGCTTTATTTCTTTCATCCTTGTTGCCTTTCTTCAGTACAGCTACGGAATCCTCCAACAGTTTTTTACGACGGTTAAACTCTGATTGCTGATCGCCATTGGTTGTGTTCCGGCGAAGGAAAGCGATGATATTACGTTCGAAGATATTCTCAGCACTGTTGAAGTTTTTAATCTTACCAAACTTCTTCAGGTATTCATTTTGTTTGTTTACAGTGTTTGTTTCTGCCTTAGCCGAGCCATTTATGACCCCTTGTAGCCCTGATTCCTCTCTGAATTGCAATCCTGCTCTTGCGCCTCTGAATATCCGTTCAGTCATGATATTCAGGTTAGTGAATTGTTCATTTTGGAACCGGCCAAGTTTTGCATTACCGGCGAGCCTGAGTTTGGCAGATTTGAGTGTACTATTCTTTGCTTTCTCAATTCCTTTGTAAGAAGCCATCTGAGCGCGAAGCCCAGCAGTAGAACCATTAGCAATATAAGAGTCAAGTGCATCAATGATTTTGATGGCCGTTCTGTTATCCAGAATATCGACGTTTATCTTCACTGCATCCTGAACTTCTTTAGGATCTTCTGATGTTATGACTTGATAGAACTGGTCAATAGTATCGCGCAGAACCTGACGAACCTCATCTGTGTAATCTGGCTTATCAATAAACTCTTCACTATTCATTTCAGCAAGCAATTCACCTGCTGGTCTTCCGTCTGCTTTTTTGCCAGTGATACGCTCATAGTTGTTACGGATGTTTTCTTCCGTTACTTTATTCTGGCGCTCCTGTTCTCTTGCAGTGTACTTCCCAACTTCCTGAATATCTGCTTCCTGCTTGAATTTAATCTCGCCATTCTGAATACGTGTAGGTCTAAGCGATTCCTTAACCTTGCCTGCAATATCAAGATACTCGTCAATATTCTCAACCCATTTAGGGTTAATTTCTGAGAACCCTTTAGCTACAGCCACAAATGGGTTAGATTTGCCTTTAAATGAACGTTTGATGGTTTTACGTATACTAATAGCATTACCTACTTTTTCGACGTACTGAGCGTCTGAAATTGCCTTGCCAACGTAGTCGATAAATCTGTCTACCGCAACTTTGTTATCCATGTTTAGTCCTTTCATGGCACTGAGGATAGACTTCATTTGGCGAACGGAGATTTTTCCATTGGACTCCATTGCCTTTACAGTATCAGAAATAGTTGCCAGAGTTTCCTGAATCTGCTTCTTCTTTTGTTGCGCTGCCTTTGCTTCGAGTTTGATCTGAGATACAAGTGCTTTAGCATCATCAACCAAAACCATTTTAGGTTTTTTCTTACCAATTACCTTCTCGGCTTTTGGAGCGGCTTTAACTTTCTTGCCGTATCTGCGGTTAATGTCTCGAATTGCTTCCTCTCGCTTAATGTCATCCTGAATAGCTTCAACCGACTCCATTGACTTGTCAAACGCATCAGTTGGTGATGATCCTTCTTCAATGAGTTTATTATATGATTCATCAAATAACTGCATTTGAGCAAGACGATCTGGGGTGATTTTACGAGAAGAATCTTGACTTACGATAGGGGTGTCGCTATTTGCTACATCCTCTGTAGTTCGGCCCTCTCTAAACGAAGCAGATAAATCGTTAACAAAGTTAACTACTTCACCTTTTGATGCGGCTTTGTTAAGAATTGAAGGGAGTCCGATCTTAGTCGCAATCTTATTAATGAATTCGATGAACTTCTGGAGATTTGTCTTATCCAGTTTCGTAGCAGTATTAGCCATGAGTCCAGTAAGCTCAGCCAAAGTCTCTTCTGATATTTCACTATCACCATAGTTCAGCGCAAACTGGTTGGCCTGCTCAAGTAAATTTTCATCGTCTTTAACAACATTGCGTAAGTCTGAGACCATTCCAGATAAAGTAGATTTATCAATGTTCCGGATTTTAGCGTGAAATGCTTCGTGATAAGCGGACAATGGTTCGGCTGTATCAAGGTCGATATGGATTTCGTTACGAGATGGTATGAATCGAGCAGAAGTCCTGTTATTATCAGACTCTTTATCTGCAACAAATTCATTTATCGCGCTTGCATAGTCTTCCGAATTCTGATGTACAATGACTTTAGTATCACCTAATGCAGTCTCTACGTTCTTTACCGCCTGAAGCGTTGATCTACGTTCAGGTATAGTTTCAGCCTCAATAAGCGTATCTATTTCTGAAGGCTTTACTTCTTCTTGGACGATTGTTTCTTCTGTACTTTGTTCGGTAGGGCTTTTAAGTTCTGGTTCGGACTGTGTTTCCTGAACTGTTCCGCTACTTTTGGTTTCTGGCTGTACAGAAATGCCTGCTGACTTTTGCTTTTGAAGGGCATCTTGTGAAATGTTATAAAGTTGTTGATCTATTTCTGCAATTCTTTCTTTTTGAGGAGCTGCCAATACAGGGTCTTTTCCTGCGATCTGCTGCTCTAATTCTTGTTTTTCGGATAAGAGGTTAAATGACTCGTATTTATCGCTTACATGCTTTGGAATCTTATCAAATAACGCTTGAGACTCGTTCATCTCTTGGATTTGAGATTTAGCCTGTGCTGGTGTAATTTCCCGGCTGATAACCTTGGCCTTGAGATTGTTTTCGAATATAGCCTTCGCATCAGGATTTTCAACGATGGATTCCAGATGCTTTAATTGAGATACTGATCTTAAGTTTCTGGGAGTTTGCAAAATATGAGTGGTTCCATTCATCATAGCACCACCAATCATTCCTAACTGGAAGCTTTCACTTGCTCTTCCAAGTGCCTCAGTGAATGTCTTAGGGTTATCGAAATAGTCTTTGCCTTTGATCTCGTTATAAGCCTCCTTCAGAGTCATGTCAGCTATTTCCTGTGCTGCTTCGGTTGACCCTTCAATAAAACTTGCTGAGGCGGTATTTAGGATTCCTTTTGCTATTAAGCCTTTTACAGTGGACTCAACAGCTGTTTCGACTGCTTCTGCTGAGGCTCCTTTAGGAAGTTGAGAGAATACCGACTTGAGTATGTAGGCATTGAGATTTCTGCCTAAAGGTGACTTGGATAGCGATTTGGTTAAACCATATTTCTCTAATTTACCCGATACAATTCCATATGCCGCTGACATTAATATCTTTTCTTCTAATGGAACATTTTCAAATGATGGGTCAGCATCCATCTGGGCTTTAAAATTTGATGCAGTATTCAGGGTTAATGCTATCTGATCAGGTGTAACTCCTTTTCCTATAAGTCCTCTGACCAA